GGGGTGCGCAACTGAACCAATGAATAGAACTCGATCGTGGACTAAATCCGCTTGGCAGTCTTTCCAGTTGCGAACCGATACTGCGTTGGGAAATGTGAACCTTCTAGGTCCATATAACCCTCCGACGTTCGGTATAACTCCTGGAGAAACTGCTACTATCACGGATGAAAATACTCCATTCTCTAAGGGCGGGGCCTTATTTAAGCCCTGCCTGCATGTGCGTACTCTTCGTGAGTACAACATCAAGCAATTAGAGTTGGGCGGTTTCTGGAACGCAAAACGTTCGAACCGCTATGGCATCTATGTGGGGGACCTTGCTGCGAGCGTTAATCTCGCGACCGGCATGGCCAACCACACTGCTCTGTCTGACAGTATTATATCCACGAACTCGGTACGTGCCTTGCGGCGCTTGCTACCGAGTATCAATGAAGGTACGTCACTAGTGAACTTCGTCTTAGAGTTAAAAGACTTGAAGCGCATGTTTCACGGGTGGAACCGCAGACTCAGTGTTCAAAAGAATACTGCGAATGCGGTGCTCAACTATTCCTTCGGTTGGGTTCCCTTTATCTCGGACCTTATGGGTCTCTATAAAGGACTCAAGAGATTCAGCGGCAGACTGCGCTGGCTCAAGAGGAATGCAGGTAAGCGTACTACTAATAGGCTCCGCTGGGAGATTTCAAAGGATGAGACATCTACTTTGAAGTCTTCAGGTGGAATGAACCTTGGTTTTACGGGCAACGGCTCGATTGAATCGTGGCCGGGCTACTCTTATCGAATCGACGACATTGATAGCGTCGAAGAGTATTACTATGCTACTCTCCTTATGCGGTATTCCATACCGGAAATGGGAGAGATTGAACTGAAAATCCGGGCGTTTCTAGATGTGCTCGGGGTCCGTTTGGACCCTGCTATCATATGGAATACGATTCCGTTTTCATTCGTTGTTGATTGGGTTGTGGACGTGGGTTCATTCCTGCGGTCGCTCTCCTTAGACAACCTTGGTATCAGGACTGAGATAATAGACTTCTCGCATAGCGTGAAGTCCGTAATAACGCGCAAGCGTCGTCTCACGTGTTACGCTGACTTAGCACCTAAGTATCCCTTGTTTGGGACGCCTCTGG